CTAGTCGACATGAGTGAGCAAGAGTGAAGGAGAACGGGCCCACGTGCCGATCTGTCGGACCCACACAGCTGCCCCCGATGCAGATACCTGCAAGTCGCTCCACGTTGCGCTGTCGAGGACAAGACTCGGCACGTTCGTCTCCCAGCTTGCAACCGGGGCATCGAGAGGCCCGACCCCGACCTGATATGTTTCAGCCTGCTCGACGAGCGGGATTTCGATGCCGTCTGGCCACTCCCAGCTGCCGCGGGCGCGGCGGACCCACGAAAACAAGCGGCTTCCGTCAGTCGCAGTCTTGGCTTGTGAGTGAACCGGGCTGGGCGGCATCCTGCTCAACCCGGGGTTGGCCAGCGCAGCGTAGACCGGATCGGTATCACCCAGGCCGATCGCCGCGATCCGGGTGGCCGGATCCGACGGTACAATCGAGCCGTCGAGCGGGTTAAGCCGGCCGTCGAGCAAGGCAAATTCTTCACCCGCGGGATGACCGGCGAAGGCGGCAAGCTCGGTCCCGCCGCGGCCGCGCAGGAGCCCGGTCAAGCGCCAGACGGCATTTCCCAGATTCTCGGCAATCGCGTATTGGAGCACCTCACCGCCAACCAGCACGCGGTTTGCTCCAAATGCGAGCCCGCCGAGATCGCTCGAGGCCAGCGCCAGGTCCGAACTGCACAAGGTCACCTTAAGGGAGGCGTCGGGTTCGAACCGGACTGCTTGTGATGGCGGCAATGAAGTCGCCAAATCACCTATTGCAGCGGGTCGCCGCCCACTCGCACCGAGCGGGATGAGGCTACCGTTTCGATCGAGATAAAGGGCGGCGCCGTTCCAGCCGCTCGATGTGGCGGATGTTGCGGCAAACATCAGCGGTTGGTCGCTGCTCAACGCGGTCCACGCCGGGGTCTCGAACACCTGCATCACCGTTGGAGCAGCTTCGGAATCCGCCGGCGCAGGTAGCGCTCCCGGGTCGGTCGATGCCGGTTGCGGTCCAGCCAATGGTTGCTGGCGGACCAGGCCAAGGTCGATGCCCCGCTCACGCCATTCCCAACTCTCGATCCGCCACAAGTCGGTCTCGCCGGGCACCGTCACCAGCGCGCCGGGCACCAGCGCCGGGTCGAGTTCGGTGATACGCCAGCGCAGTGTCTCGCGCTTCCAGCTTGTTCGGCGAGCGGCTGCGTCGGCCAGCGAACGCGCGTCGGTGGCGGCGAGCGCCGCGGGAAAATCGACGGTTCGCGAGCGTGCCGGCTTTGCTTGTCCGCCCGCCCGCTGCACGCCCGGCTGGAAATCGCGCGCGATGTCGTAGTAGCGCACGGTGTCAATCCGGTTGGGAAGGCCGGCATTGCGGTCGCGCGCTTCGCCGGATTGTTTACCGAAATCGGTCTGGTCCCATCCGAGCGCAGCCTGGGGGAGTGCGGCCTGGACTGGCCCGGAGTTGTCCGCAGTGGATAGCGTGAGCAGCCGATCATTGACTGTAAGGGAAAGCGGGACGAGCGCATCGATCGTGTCGAGGGTCGTCGAAATATCCCCTCCTTCATCGCTGAATCCATCGACCTGCGTGAGCAGGGACGCGACGTTCAGGTTTGCGCTCGCGGGGGCAGTCAGTTCTGCCAGGAGCGACGCGCCGGATCCGGCGAAGACCTCGAATGTCAGCGCCGGGATGCGATTTCCGAAATCGCCCAGCGAGAGGTCTTCAAACACGACGTAGGCGCAGTCGCGAAACGCCGGACACTGCAGGCCAAGCGCGGAGACCATCAATGGGTCGGGTTGCTGGTCGCCCGATCCCGAATAGACCCGCAGGGATCCTGCGGCTTTTAAATCGCCGGCGGCTCCGCGCAGCAAGTTGCCATCGGCCCAGATGCGCCCGATGCCATCGATCGGCCGGCTGGCGAGCGCCACTGCGAACGAGATCGAATAAGTGTATGTCGTGGTGGAAGGCTTCCCCTTGCCGCCGCCGCTTGTCTCGCTGGTTTCGTTGAGTTCGGTCGACCAGATGATCGTTCCGGCGGTTCGCATCGTTCCGAAATGGCGCGGGATCGGCTGACCGTAACTTGAAGTGGTAACCGCCAGGTCCTTGACTCGCGGCCCTTCGCGATGCCCGCCACCAACAATCGCTGCGTCGAGCGAACGCCCGGCGAGCGCGCCGATCGCACCGCCGACCGGTCCGCCGACAATCGTGCCAACGGCTGTGAGCAGCAAGGTGGCCATGGCATGATTCCTTAGTTTTGCTTTCAGGGCGCGACGCGCCAGTGGCGAACGGTCGGCCAGGCCAGGGGAGCCGGGGTGCTGACCACCCGGCGCAATCCCGCATGGGCGTGGACGAAGCTTCCGTCGGCGACGGCGACCAGCAAGTGGTGTTGCGCCGGGCCGGGGCGGACGAGAACGATGTCGCCGGGTTCGATTTGCCCCTGCGCCTCGACCAATCCAGCCCGTTCAGCGAAAGCCAATTGGCTAACGATCGATCGGTTACGCAGGCTGTAGCCAGTTGGGGCCGACACTGGTCGGTGACCTCGCGCCAACGCGGCCGCGACTACTCCGATGCAGTCGAGCCCGGTTGCCGGGTCGCGTCCATGCAGCCGGAACGGGGTGCCCACCAGCGCTTCGGCGCTGGTGGCGACCTGGGCTGCACTCACCGCCCGACCGGATAGCGTGCGATCAGGTCGTTTCCCGGCAGGAACGGCTCGCCGCGAAAATTGACCGCGTTGGCAAACCGGGCGTGACAAGTGGCGAGCGTATGGTCGCAGCCTTCGCGCAGCACCGTGCGGGTGCCGGAGCCGAGGGCCGGATCGAGACGCGAATCGAGCAGCAGACCGGTCGCGTCGGCATCGAGTACGTCCATCGCCAGGCCGACGTGGGGCCCTTCGATCCAGCGGACCGAGCCGCCCGCCATCAGTGATGGAGCGGGGTCATCGAAGAGCACCCGATTGGCCTGTGTGTCGATACCGATAACCTGGGCTTCGTGGGTAAAGCGCGGTGCCGAAAGCCCGCACCCCGGGCCGCAGAACGGCGCACGGCACGTCGGGCTGGTGCGCGGGACGACATCGACTTCGAGTGCCGTCTTGGCGGATTTGAGCTCGGCCGAGAACGTGCCCGCTTCCTGTGAAACGCTGCCGATCGTCCCGGAGTAGAGTACTGCGTGCTCGCCGGTCTCCCAATCGACTGCGCCGGCCTCGACCTGCGCAGCGTCGAAAAGTCCGGCCTTGAGATCTTCTTCGGAGATCGAATCGTGCGCCAGCGCGCCCTGCATTTCGGCGCTGTCTCCGGTGAGTGCGGCGGTGCGCCGGATCGCCGAAGGGAGCATTCCCGGCGCGGCGCGGTGACGGATCCCGCCGAAGGTCAGGTCGCGATCGTGGCTGGTGAAGCCGAGCGTGACGCCGTCGCGCCGATGGATGCGCCAGAAGGTCGCCACGCCTTCAAGTTCCTGCGAAAAGAATATCCGGCTCATGACGCCTCGCGGATCTCGATCAGCGGGACCGACGGCGCATCGCCAGCGGCAAAGGTCGCTCCGGTTACGTTGAGCAGGTCCTCGGCAAAGCGCACCGGCACGTCGAACAGGAACCCGGCGCGGATTTCGGCCCCGGTCGGAGGGGCAGCCGCGAACACTATCCATCCGCCCGGATCGAGTGACCAGGCCGAGCTCGCGACCCCGTCGATACTGACTGCGATCGATTCGGCGCGGGGCCGCGTGATCGGGCGAACCTGCGGCTCGGCTCCGTCGCCATAGCTCTTGGTTAGCTGGAAGCGGGCGGTCAGTCCGTCGCCGGTGCCGATCGGCTGGTCGGTCGCGCTCGGCGTTCCCGTCATCCCGCTCGAGCTGAAGTCGAACGGGTCGGCCAAGCGGAACCCGCGCGCCGCGCCGCGCCGGGCGCGGAAGAACGCGATCAGGACCCCCAGTTCGGTTTCCGAGCGAATGCCGGGGCCTACATCGAAATGCAGCCGTGCATCGGTCCACAACGAATTGCGCCGCTCGTGGCCCGAAGCGGTGACCGCAACCGAAGTAGAGAATTCGGGACTGACCCCGGCATCACGGCCCAGCGCGAGCGGGTAGAGCACGTCATCGAATGCTTGCACCTGTTCCTCCTGCGAAGGCGCGAGGCGGGTGTAGCCGTCGCGCGAAACCTGCGGCAGAGCCCACACGAAGCGCCGCGGGACGCCGCGCGCAGATGCTTCGTCGAGTCCGGCGTCGATCAGCGGCCACAGTGCATCGGCATTCGCCGGATCGAGCACGAACCCTGCGAGATAGTCCTGGCTCGCGAGCGGGTAGCCGAGGCGTGCATCGACTTCGGAATATGCCTTTCGGCGCAGAGCTTCAGCACCGGAAGTCAGCCAGTCGTAGTCCTCGACCTGCAGCCGGTCGAAAGCGGGGCTGGCCCAATCGGTCGGCAAGTTGGCGCGCTTGAGTTCGGGCATGGCGGGATCGAGCACTGTCGGGGTAAACACCAGCAGCAGGATCTCGGCACCGGGGACTTGCGTGCGGACGGCTTGTGCGATTGCATCGGTTGCTGCTGAAAGCAGCGATCCGGCCTGGTCGAGCAGGTCGAGCTCGTCGGGTGCCAATGTCTCGCGCAAATCGGCAATCACCGGCGGAGTACCTCCGAACGCGTAGCTGGCGGCATCGTCATAAAGGCACGGCCTTCCGTCGGACATCACCCACCACCACGGCTCGCCGATTTGGAAGCGCACCGGCAATCCGGCGGCCTCCGCAAGCGCTGCGAAAGTCGTTGCAACCGCTTGCAACCAGCCGACAGCGGCGGAATTGGCAGGCGAGAGCAGCGCGGAAGGCGGCACCCAACCTGTGCGGGCCGGTTCGCCGCCTGCAGCGCGTTGCTGCCACGCGTCAGGGCAATGATCGGCGAGCAATTCGAAGCTGAGCGAGACGATCGGCTCGAATCCCATTGCGGCGGCACTGGCAAAGAAGCTCTGGTGCCACTGTTCGGCCGGAGTGCAGAGCGTTCCGTCGGCCAAGGCAAGCCCGTCGGAGCCGAGCCGGAAGAAGTGGCTCATCCCGACATAGTGGACCAACTCGCCGCGATAGCCGAGCGCCCGCGCGGTTCGCAGCAGGCGGGCCGGGGTCTGGTTGAAGGCATCGTCGTATGCAGTGGCAATGCCTACTCCGTGAGGGGGCAGCAGGACGTCGCCGATTTCGGCCATCGCGCGTTCGCCGTCGCAGGCGATCTCGCTCAGTTCGACCCAGCCGTTCACCCGAACTGCCGGTGGAGGGCCGCTCCCAACGAAACTTCCCGGCGGCTCAAGCGAAATGAACATCCGGTCGATGTCGGCGGGATGGACCGGTTCGCCGGGAAGGGACCAGCCGCTCTCAAGCTGCGAGAACGGCAGCACGATCGTGGCATCCTCGTTGGTGCCGGTGGCATAGTTCCACAGGCGGACGTACCAGGTCCGGGCGGTACCCGCTGCATCGCGTCCTTCGACCGTGAGCGTCGGTCCGTTCACCTCGTCGAGCGGAATGACCCCGCTGCTCCGCCAACGAAAGCTCAGAGTCGTCCGCGAATAGTCGCGGTCGGTCGCATAGGCGGTCAACGGATGGTCGAGCGTATCCTCGCTCGCCCAGATCAATCCGGCAAGTTCGCCTTGGTATTGAAATTCGCAATCCACGCGCAGCGCATCGGCGGCGGTGGTGACGACCGAGGCCATCATCGGGCGCGGGAAGTTGACCGTCCAGAACCGCGGATCGAACCGCTGGATCCAGTCGGTCTGTTGCCCGTTGCGTTCGCGGGCGAGCCAGAACGCCATGGCTCAGGCCTCCCGCAAGGCGCGACCGACGGCGCTGGCTACCTGGCGGCTCGACCGCTGGAGCGCGACCGGCGCCGTGGTTCCCCGCGGGGCAGCCAGGTTGATCGATACCTTTACGTCGCGCGCAGCTCCGCTTGTGCCATTGGCGTTGATGTGCCCCGCGGTCGTGGGGACGAACAGCTCCGGACCGTTTTCACCCACGAGGTAGCCACGCCCGGGAGACACCGGCCCCCCGGTCGCCCGTCCCGGCAGGCCAAAGACCGCGCCGAGTGCTCCGCCGAGCAAACCGCCAATGTTGGCGTTGCCGCCCGTGGAAACGCTGCCGAACAGGTTGTCGAACCCGACCTTGAGCGCCCGGGCAGCGATCTGGTCGACCACCCGCAATGCGATCCGGCCCATATCCTCGAAACCCAGGCTGCCCTTGCGGATTGCGCCGAGCAGGCCGGTCTCGAGCACGTTGCCCGCCTTGGCAAACCCGTCGGTCAGCGTCGAATCGAAGGCGCCGCGCATCTGGGTGATGTCGCTGGCGAAGCCCTGCGTGCTGGCGCGGACTTCGACCAGCAACTGGTCGACTTCATCCATCGGGATTGTTCTCCATCAGGCGTTCGAGATCGGCCCTGCCCAGCGGGGCAGCGGAGCCATCGGGCGGGGCGAAACAGACACCCAGTTCGGCGGGCGTCGCGGCCCAGAATTCGTGCGGTCGCCAGCCGAGGGCGACGGTGGCGAAACGGCACAGCGTCATCGCTGCTGCGCCGAAGCGGTCGCTCACGGCTGCCCTTGCAGGATTGCCGCGAGCAATGCCCGCAGGGGCTTGGCACAGGCGGCGAGGCCGTGTCGGGATATGGCCTCGCCCACGTCCGCGCGGGCCAGGCCATCGCGATCCGCCAGGCAATGCCAGAACAGCGCTGCCATCTCGCCGAGCGCCAGCCGCCCGTCTCCTGCTCGCTCGACCAGTGCAAACAGCGGGCCGAGCTCTTCTTCTGCGCCGACCAGCGCCGCGAACGTCGGGCGCAGCAGGCGCAACGATCCGGCGATCTCGATCGAGGCTTCGCCGCGCAGCGGATTGGCGGGTGGTTCGGTGACGGCGATGTTGAATTGGCTCACGCGGGCAGCACCGCGCCCGAGCTTTCGAGCTGGAGCGTATACGTCCGCTCCCCATTGAAATCTCCGGCATAGTCCAGCCGCTGAACGAGAAACCGGCCCTGCAGTTTCGCGCCGTCTTCGAAGCTCAGTTGGTAGTCGGTGATGGTTCCCGCAAGCGCCTGGGCGCGGATGTCGCTCTCGGCCTGGCTGCCGAGGAAGATGCCGCTCGCAGAAACCGTCACGGAGCGGGTACCCGCGCCCGACAGCAACTCACGCCACCCTGCCGAGTCCTTGTGTGTGACGACCACAGTGTCGCCGTTGATCGACATCTGCGTGGTGCGCATCCCGGCGACGGTCGAATAGGTCGGCGGCTGGGCGCCGTCACCGATCTTGAGCAGGAAGGCTGCGCCGTTCTGGGCGGTCATGGGCGTGTACTCCGGTTAGGCTGCGAGGCAGCGGAAACGATATTCGATCAGGGTGGCGCGCGCATTGTTCGCGCGGCGCTGGGTGCGGGTACGCAGGAACAGGATGGTGGCGACTTCGAACGTGTTCTGCGCGCGCGGCAGGCTCTCGATACGTGCGCCGATTGCGCTGGCGAGCAACTCGCCGGAAGCGGGATCGTCGGTTCGCGTATGAAGCTCGAGCGCGATGCGGACCTCGCGTCCGGCCACGTCCTTGGTGCTCCAGTCGGTGCTGGCGCTGGTCGCGATGGCGAGCCACGGCGCGGTGGTGCGGGCAGGGGCTTCCTCCTCGACCGCGGTCAGCGTGTCGAGCGGCGCTGGACCGGAGCGGAGCCAGTCGAGCAGCGCGGCGCGCAAGGCATATTCCATCTATCGCTCCTTTCCGAACAACGGCCACAGCAAGCCGGCCTGTCGCCACGCACGCGGGTCGCGGCCACGCTCGCGCAGCGCCATTTCGGCACGTGCCTTGGCAATCCGGCCAGCCTGGGCCGCCAGCCGGGCCACAAAGGCGTTCGGGTTCGGGCTGGTTGCAGCGTCGATCAGGCCATTCGTCTTCATGCGAGGCGCATCCGGCGGAACGGGCGCCACAGTGCAGCGACCGAAGCGGGCGGCGCGCCCGAAGTGCCGTCTTCGCGCTCGCGCCAGTGGTGTGCTGCCAGGCGGATTACCCCCTGTCGGATAGGCTCCGGCATCACCGTCCAGTCGGGCGATACACCGGCGGAAAAGCTCACGAAGATGCGCGTGGCATCGCCGCCGTTCAGCACGCGCACGAGGCCCGTGCCGTCGGCATCTATATCGACCTCGTAGTCACTGGCGGCGAGCGCCTGGCTCGAACCGGTCACGGGTGCAGCAATGACCGAAGTGATCGACTGCACTGGGCGGGTCACCAGCGATTGCCATTCGCCGGAAAGCGGCAGTATTTCGGTGCATTGGGCGGTGATCGGCATCAGGCCGGTGAAAGCCTCGCAGGTATCGAGCGCGCTCCGCAGCAGCGATGTCAGTTGTCCGTCGTAGGCGGACGAGCCGATCGCCAGCCACGCCTTGAGGTCGTCGACGGCCGTGCCCGGGAGCGGCGCGGGTATGACGATTGTCCGCATGTCGGCGGTCTCCGGTCAGAGGATTGTCAAAGAAGCGGGGGCACCCGCGCCGGCCAGGGGAAGAGCCGACGCGGGTGCGGGCGATCAGGCCTCGATCTTGAGGAGTTTGATCGCCGCGCTGTCGAGCACCTGGCCGCCGACCCGCTTGGTGGCGTAGAAGTGCACGAACGGCTTGTTGGTGAACGGATCGCGCAGGATCTGCGTCGCGCTGCGTTCCGCGATCAGGTAGCCGGCGCGGAAATTGCCGAACGCGATCGGGAATGCGCCCCCGGCAATGTCGGGCATGTTCTCGGCCTCGACCACCGGGTAGCCGAGCAGGCGGTCGGGCTGGCTTTCGACGAGGCCCGGCTGCCACATGAACGCGCCGTCGGCGGTCTTGAGCTTGCGAACTTCGGCGAGCGTCGCCGAGTTCATTACCCAGCTCGCACCCTGGCGGTGCCCCGAACCCAGCGCATGGATCAGGTCGATCAGCCGGGTCTCGGGCTCGGTGCCGAGGGTCGCCGCGTCGCCCGAGCCGAGATATTGCACCGTACCGAACGGCCGCGCGCCGTCGCCGATCAGCGAGGTCGGGGCGGACAGGAAGCCCATCGGCTGGTCCGTGCCGTTGCCGCCGACGAACGCGGCGCCTTCGGCCCGCGCGAATTCCATCGCGATCTCGCTCGCGAGCCAAGATTCGAGGTCGAACGCGGCATCGTCAAGCATCGCCTGGCTCGCCGCCGGATTGGCGTAGAGTTCGCCGCTCGGCGGAGCGATCTCGGCAAATGTCGGCGTGTCGGTCTCGGGGCGACCGGCGGTTTCGCTGACCCAGCCCGATGCGGTGCCGCCGGTGGAGACGAGCTTGCGGTAGCCCGCCGAGCCGGTTTGCACGACTTGGGCGATTGCCCGGATCGGGCTGATCGCGGTCAGCTCGCGGGCGATCGCTGCATCGATTTCCTGCGGGACGGCATAGCCGCCGTCACCTGGCGCTGCGCCGGATAGCGACTTGACCTCGGCGGTCGAGCCGCGGCGCAGGTAGCCATCGACGAAGCCCTTGACCTCGGGGGTGGCGGGCGCGCCGGCAATCGCCGGGCGGATCGCTGCGCGGCCGACCTTGTCGAGCCGGGCCTTTACTTCATCGACGTCGGAACGAAGCACTTTCACGTCGGCTTCGGTCTTGTCCTGGCGAGCGACGATATCGAAGCTGTCAGCCGCCTGGGTATCGGCAGTCGCCGCGTCGGCGGCAGGGGGAATCGCATTGTCCATGGGGCAGTTCACCTTTCTTCGGGGGGAGTTTGGGGGCGTCAGGGAGTGACGAAGTGGACCCGCGCGCCATGCTGGAGCGGGTGGGTGACGAGGCTGACTTCTAAGATCTCGATATCCTCGAGCACGCGGCCACCGGGCGAATGGCGAAAGCCGCGCGCTCGGTAGCCGAAGCTTAGGCCGTTGACCGCATGGCGGGCGAGCATCGTGCCCGCGCGTCCATCGGGGTTGTCGATCGCGGCGATCACCCGCAGCCCGCGCGCATCTTCGCTGGCTTGCTCGACCCAGCCGATCCGTTGGTCGGGCCGATGTTGCCAGTAGAGCGGCAGCGGCGTTTGCCGCTCGGCCAACGAGCGGGCGAAGGCTCCCGGCACGATTGTGTCGCGTGCCGCGTCCGCCCGATTGAACAGCGCGGCGTATCCGGCGAAGCGGAGCGGCTCACTGCCCCGGGCTGGACCCGGGGTCACTTGAGCAGGTCCGCTACGCCGAGCCGCATCGCGATCGCCACGAGCAGCCCCGCCAGCACCCCGCGCACGATCCATTCGATCGCCGCCTTCCACGCGCTCGCCTTGGCATCGCGCCACGCGCCGAGCAGTTCCCGCAATTCGTCGATGTCGTCCTGCGCGCCTTCGTCGGCGAGGCCGAGCCGGTCGAGCACACGGCCCGCGCCGATCTCGCTGGCTTCCTCGATAATCGCCCGCAAGGTCACCAGATCGCCGCCCTGCGTATTGGCCTGTGCGATCAGGCGGGCGAGCATTTCCTCGCGGGTCATGGCTTCACTCCGATGTTGAGCATTGCGCGCTTCTCGGCGTCGCTGAGGAAGCTCGCGGCGCTCACTTGCGCCCACAGCTTCTCGCGGTCCTCTGCGAGAGCAGGAACCTTGTCCAGGTCGACCGCCAGCGGCGCATCGGGGAACCAGACGTTGAGCCCTTCCTGCAGCCCGCCGAGGATCTTGCCCGCCAGCGGCAGCAGCGTGAGTCGCCACAGCGCGCGGTTGGCCTCGCGGTAGTTGGCGTAAGTGTTGTCGCCCGGCAGACCGAGCAGCATCGGCGGCACCCCGAAAGCGAGCGCGATGTCGCGGGCGGCGGCGGCCTTGAGCGTCGCGAAGTCCATGTCGGCCGGCGAAAGCGCCATGCTCTGCCACTTGAGCCCGCCTTCGAGCAGCATCGGCCGGCCCGCGTTGCCCGCGCCGGCAAAGGCCTGCGTCAGTTCTGCCTTCAGCCGCTCGAACTGGTCGGGGCTCAAAGGGGAGCCGTCGCCTGCGTCGAAGGTCAGCGCGCCGGAAGGTCGCGCAGCGTTTTCGAGCAGCGCGCGGTTCCACAGCGAAGCCGCGTTGTGAATCGCCACCGCCTGCTCGGCGGCGGAAAGGCAGCCCGCGCCGTAGTGGTCGTCCGCCGGGTGATAGCCCTTGAGGTGGATCAGGTTGGGCCAGCCCGCCTCGTCTTCCAGCGTAATGTCGATCGTGCGCTCGCCAAGCTTGTAGCGATAGGCAGCGGGCCAGCCGTCCGTCCCCGGCATCACGCTCACCCGCTCGGGCCGCAGCGCGAACAGTTCGACCGGGCGGCCGCTCGCATCCTTCATCACCTGGACATAGCCGTTGCCGTGGAGCAGCAGCTGCGCGGCGAGCGTTTCGACCAGCGACTGCCCGGCGGACGTCGCCCCGACCAGTGCCGCCAGCGCGGGGTCGGTCGCGGCCAGCGGCGCGCGGCCCACGCCTTCGGCGACCAGCCGCACGCTGCGCTGCGCCACCGGGTTTTCGATATAGGCCCGGCGAACGCTGCGGGTGTATTCGTAAGGCGGCGGTGCGCCGTCGCCCACGGCCAGCGCCCACGGAGAGATAAACCCGCGCGCTATAGGCACACGGGCGTCGCCCCCGCCCTTGAAGGCGGAAGCGAGGTTTTCGAAGAAGGACATGGAGTTCCTTTCGGTTGCGAATTCAGCAGGATGCCGCCATCAAGCGGTCATGCGCATCGGCGAGTACCTGGTTGGCCGGAAACTGGAGCTTCGCTCCCCGCTCTCGCCGGATGAAGTCAGCAAGCGCATCAATGCGGCGGCCAGCTTAATCTATCGACCGTTCGGTCTCTGCGAGGTGATTGGCGGATCATATTTCGGATTTGTCAGGTTGGGCTTTTTCACTTCGGATCTTCAGTACAACGCCAGCCCCGTCTTGTTCGGCAGACTTCAAGAGAGGCTTGGCAGCACCGAAATCCGGGCGCGCTTTGGTGCGCCGATCTGGGTCAAGGTCATTTTCGGTATTTGGTCCTTCGTGTTCTTTTTGGCCCTCTGGGTACTACTTTTCAGTCCAGCTGGCTTAGCGCCAGGTGCCGACTGGAGAGCTCTTTCAATTATTGTCCCGCTGCTTATAATCTTGCCGGTCGCGATGCACTTGATCGGGACGCGAAATTCCGAGTCCGAACTGGAGCGGATCCTCGAGTTCCTCTCTGATTACGCCGAGGCTCGACCCGTCTGATGAAACTAAGATTGCCTCAATCAAGCAGTCGCCCCGGAATTTTAGGTTTCGGCCTCGTCGGAACGATCGGGTTCGGATTGCTGGGCTTACTGATGCTCTCCCGGCGCAGCTGGTGCGAGCCGATCTTGCGGTTGGTGCTCCAATTCATCGCCGACCAGTTCGGCTCCCGAACGGGTTACCAGCCGAGCGTCTATATCTACTATGCGTGGATGCCGGTATTTTGGGCGATCGCATGGTTCGTTCTGTTCCTTCGTGCATGGCTGAGAGAGCCGGCGTTGAATCGACGAATCGACGCCAGGTTGCGATCTGAGTTGGAGCAATCCGCCCGTGGTGCTCCGATTGAACCCGACTGATGTGTGTTTATCCCAGAGTGCGCACCCGCGGCCCTACCTTCTTCCCCAACATCAGTTCGCTTAGTGCCCACACCAGCGCGTCGGCGCGGTCGGGGGAGCGGCCCGGGCCCTCGTAGGTGCCGCCCGCCATCAGGCCGCACAGCTCGTCTTCCAGCTTCGCGAACAGCCCTGCGTGGCGCACACGGCCCGCTTCGTAGAGCGCCGCGACCGGTTCGGCGCGGGCGACCTTGCCGCGCGCAGCGTGGACCAGCTTGAGCGGCAGCGCGATATCGGCGGCGCGCAGCACGGCTGAAACCATTGCGCCGCCCTGGTTCGCTTCGGCGACCACCCGGTCGGCGGACCACGCGCGCGCCGCAGCGGCCACCGCGCGGGCCCAGCGTTCGGGCGTCGGGCGCTCAACCGAGCAATCGGCGAGCACCCTTGCAATCCCGTCCACGCCGAGCGCGCAGACCACGATCCCGCAGGCGTCGCCGTGCGCCGAAGCGGGCGGATCGACTCCGATCACGACCCGCTGCCACTCGGCGGCAGGGGCGGTTTCGCGGCAGCGTTCGAGCAGTGCCCGGCTCCACAGCGCACCTTCGACTTCGTCGAGCAGTTCGCCCTCGAGCTCCTGCCGCCCGATCGCGGTGCCTTCGTACTGGGCGCGTATTTCGCGCAGGAACCGCGCGGGCAGGTGTTCCTTGTTGTCTTTCGTCGTGCCGCGACTGACCGCGACCTTGCCGCTTTCCTCGCGCGCGACAAGCGCCTGCATCAGCGGCACCGCGCGCGGGGTGGTCGTGGCGCAGATGCGCGGGTGCTCGCCCAGCCGCATTCCCAGCACGAGGTTGTCCCACGCACGGCTCGCGCGCTCCGAAGCGGCATCCCACTTGGCAAGCTCGTCACACCAGGCGGCGTGATGCTGCGGGCCGCGCAGGCTCTCCGGCTCGGCAGCCGAATAGAGGAACGCCTGCGCGCCGTTGGGCCAGGTCAGCCGCCGGATTGACGGCTCGTAATGCGGCACCTTGTCGGGCGGGGCGATCGCAAGCAGCCCGCTCTCGCCTTCGACCATCACCCCGCGTGCTTCGGCGAGCGAAGCCCCGACCAGCGCGATCCGCGCTTCGGGGTTGTGCCGCGCATATTGCCGCACCCATTCGGCGCCCGCGCGCGTCTTGCCGAAGCCGCGCCCGGCGCAGATCAGCCACACGTCCCAGTCGCCGCGCGGCGGCAATTGGTTGCGGCGTGCCCACAGCTTCCAGAGATAGCGTATCGTCTCGCGTTCCGCCTTGCTCATCGCGCGGATTTCGGCTTCGCGTTCCTCCGGTTCGGCCTCGAGCAGCGCGCGCAGGTGCGCGCTATTCATCGCCTTCCTTCGCGGCAGCCCTGGCAGCGTATGCCGCGTCGTCGGCCGCGGCGGCGAGCTGGCGCTGGCGCATCAGCTCGAGCTTCCGGGTGATCGAGGCAATCACTGCTTCCTCGTCCTCGTCGGCGCGGATTGCGCGGTGCCGGGTGACCGCCTCGCGGTGCGCGATGAGCAGCCGGAACGCGATGGCGTTGTCGTACTTGCGGCGCGCTTGGGTCTTGCCGCCTTCGAGCTGGCCGATCCGCAACCGGTGGAGCAGGTCCATCTCGAGGTTGTCGTAGCCTTCGGCCAATGCACGTTGCCAGTCGCGGTTGAAATCGGTGTCGCTGCGGCGGGTCTTGTAGACTACGCTCTTGTCGATCCCGGCTTTCTTCGCGGCAGCGGTGACGTTGGAGCTTTCCGCCAGCGCATCGAGGAACTTGGCCTTCCAGCGCGCCGGGGCGCGTTTCTTGCGCGGCTTGGTCAT